CATTATATGCAGGAATATAGTCATTTACATTAATATTTTTTTCTTTAAAAATATTTTTTAATAAGTCATTTAAATAAATTTTAACAATCTTTTTTATTTACTTCTTTCCACTTTTCTCTAAGCTTTTCTTTCATTGCATTATTGTCTTGAGAAACAGCTTCGTTTAATGTTAATTCTGTTTCGTCTAATATTTTAAATTGAGATTTAGCTGTATCAATCTTTATTGGAAATAATAATCCATCTCGACCAGCTCGGTTCTTTGCAACAAAGATTCTTCCTTTATTCGATTGTTTATCCTGAACGGTTCTTGATAAAGAAAAGATAAAGTCTGCCACAAAGCACTTGTTAAACGCCTCAGAGATAGATTCCATTGTAATCACCTCAGCATTAAGCCCACTACGATTTGTTTGTGATGCAGTCCACACTGGGATTTCGTAGATTTGAGCTAATGCTCTGAGTCCTTCGTAGGTCTCTTCAAGTTCGTGTCTTTTTTCTCCAGTAGTTCTGTCTGGTCTTAATAAGTCCGCATAGTCTACTAGAACCATGTCAGGGTAGATGCCTCTTTTCTTCAATTTCTCGATGTGATTCTTGATTGTTTGAACCGAAGCTGACTTGGTTGGATATTCTTTGATGATTAAAGAACCATCAACGTTTTCAATCTCAGCCAAAACCTCTTCTTTTCTAGTCTTAAGCTCACTGAGAGGGATGCCACTGATGTTAGAATCAAAACGTCCACCAACAACAGTGTCTTTAAGCTCCAAAGTGTAATAAACAACCGTTTTACCAGCTTTCAAAGCCTCAGCGGCTAAATGAACAAGAACCATAGACTTACCAGCACCAGTTGGAGCAATAACTACTCCAAGTTCACTTTTACCTAAACCACCTTTGATTATCTCATCCATTCTACCCCATCCAGTTGAGATTGGGTTTCTATTGATGAATTCAAATCTCTTTAGAGCGTCGGTGTGCCAATTGTGACCAAAGTTATTGTCAGTTCCCAACTTCAATGCCTCTTGAATAACTTTTTCAATCTCATCAAAAGATGAAGATTTAATAAGCTTTATTGATTTCATCATAGCCCCTTTAAGAACCTGCTTTCTACAAAAATCTATTGATTTTTCTTTTATGAAAGTCGCTTCCTCTACGCCATCTGAGTTCATTATTCTTGCGAAGAAGTTTCTAACCTGTGTAGCGGCTGCTTCGTCATAATGATTTAACTCTGTTCTAAGAACTGCCATCATCACCTCATGATTTGGATGGGTATTGTATTTAGATCTGTATTTGATTAATGATTCTGCGAAAATCTGTAAATATTTAAGCTCAAAAAACTCAATTTTTAAAACCTCCGAAATCTGGTCGAAGAATGGTCTGTCTTCCAACATGAGTTGGCACATGTTTTCTTGGAATTTTTTTCCAAAGCGAATAAATGTCTCTTGATCGTTGCTCATATGTCCTCCAATTTTTAGTAAATATAACTTTCTATTTTCAAAATGTCAAGTATATTTTTTCATCTTTTTATGTTTTTCATTATTCTTGTCAGTTCTTCGAAGTTGATGTATGAGCAGTCATCTTCAAATAACATTTTTGTAAAATTAAGCCTCAAAAACTCAGGTTCAAACAGGGTTATGCTATTATCTACCGAGTCACGATTTATAGGCCTCATGTTTGGATGATATAACTGCATAATTCTGTAATTATTTTTTATCAGTTCAGAAGATTTGATAATGTTTTCATGTAGCTTAAGCTTTTTTCCTTGTAAGTTACAATCTGTAATAATCTCATCGCTAGAACACTCTTGCTCGTCAAGTAAGTAAGGAAAGCGCTTTGCAAGTGTTTTAAGCCCAACACCAGACACGCCCGGTAAGTTATCACTTGAGTCTCCAGCGATAGCACGAGCAATGGCAAAATTATTGGGATGGATCTTAAAATCATCAAGTATGCTTTGCTTTGTAACAACCTTGTCTTGGATAGGTCTATAGACAGATGTGTAATCATCACATAGTTGAAAAAAGTCCTTATCGGAAGAAACAATGATTTTATTCCATCCTCTGTAATAAGGGTGCCTTGCTCCATAAGCGATAACATCATCGGCCTCAACGTAGTCGATAGTGATTTGAATGATTGGTAATTCATTTAAATACTCCATCAGCCTAATAAGTTGATAGGCTTTGTTTTTTGTTTGCTCTTCCGGCGATAGATCTATCAACCTTCTGTTGAATCTTATAGGGCCTCGACCCTCTTTGTACTGCTTGTTTAGTGCTCTTTTTCTTTGAGAGCCTTCGTGTCCATCCCAAGCCACAATCACTTCTTGAGGTTCGAACTTTCTACAAACCTTCTGAAGAGACTTAAGAAAGCCGATGCATCCTCCGATTGGATTTCCATGACGATCAAGCGTTGGGTTAACAATGTAACTTCTGATGAACATGTTTAGTCCATCGATAAATAAAACCTTCTTCATTATGCCTCCTTAACAACTTTGAATGTGTAACTTGCTTTTGGAAAATGAAGCTCAATGTCGTGTTCGCCAGTTAAAACAACAAATTTGGTTTCTGTCTCTCTCAGCAATTTTGCTTCAAACCCTTTACTGCCTGAATAGCGTTGTGAAACTTTTACTATTTTCATAATGTCCTCCTATTATGTTTACAATATAACTTGTTAATGGTAACTTGTCAAATTTTTAAACAAAAAACCCCACACCGTTTAAGGCATGGGGCATTGAGTTTGCAAAAAACAATTATTCTTTTTCATCTTCAACTGAGAAGTTCTTCCCTTCTTTGTCAAACTTTTTGATGATCTCTTCATCCATAATCTCAAAAACAATAGTTCTAAACTTTTTGTCCTTAAGCATCTCTGACCATTGAGAGCCACGAAACTTTGTTTCATTGCCTTTCGAGTCAGTTAGATAACACCATCCACCACCTACTCTAAAACGAGAAGTTCCTGATAGCTTTATGGCTTCGAGCCAGCTTTCTTCATCTTGGATGGCTACTTTCTCACCCCAAAGGATTTTGAAAGCACAAGTTCGACCTTCTGTTCCGAAACGAGATTTTTCAATCTTGCACTTAACTTCAGAGCCGATTCTCAATCCTGTATCATCTGTGACATGAGCTGCTTTTGCTTTTCGCTTGGTTAACCAAATCCTCATTGAACAGAAATATTCTATTGCTTTACCACCCGGTGCGATGTAAGGCGTTGTAAATTTCTCTGCAATGTTATTTGTCAGATTGGTTTTTAACTGATTAATCAGCACAAGTGTGCATTGTTGATTAGCCAGAGGGATTGTTAGTTTTGGAAAAGCCTTAGCAAAGATGCGGGGCTTAACCGCCATTGTGGATTGTGGATTGAAGTCTGATTCAATCTCTTTCTCTGAAGAGGTAGCTGCAATGCTATCCCAGATAAAAAGAAATTGTGTCTCAGGATACTCTCCTAAAAGATCCTCAATGGTTTCTAGAGTTTTCTCAACAGATACAGCTTGGACATAAAGTAATTCATCAACATCCACTCCAGCATTTGTTAAGAAAACAGGATCAATAGCACTTTCAGCGTCAAAATAGACCACAGTGTGACCCATCTTTTGAGCGTTGGCGGCTATTTGAACTGCCATAAAAGATTTACCAGCTGAAGACAAACCAGCAATCTCAGTTATTTTCCCAACAGGGATTCCTCCATACTTTCCTCTAACTGTAATAGAGTCAAGCCATCGAGAGCCCGTTGGAATCCATTGTTTTACTTCGGTTGGGTTGTCTTCCCGAAGATCGTGTGCAACATCGAGTCCGACTTTTTTATTAACGAACTTTTTCATTGCAGAAATATCAATTTTTCCCGGTTTTGTAGTACTCATTTTTATTACTTTACCCAAATTGGCCTCCATTATTAATAATAAGACATCTGTAAACCCATGCCTTCCTGCGGTAAATAAAAAGGCCACCTCTTTTTCAAACTAGGGCAGGTGGCGATTCCCCAAAGGAGTACACTATGGTCTAATCATTATTCATGAATTTATCAAAGGCCTCGTCTATTCCACTATTGTTTTGTGAGTATTTTGTGGTTTCACTTGAACTATTTTCGGAGGACGTTTCGGAGGACAAATAGTCATCAAGTAAAGCTTGAACATCAGATGTTGTTTTTCTATCAAACAACCCACCAATATCAGGAATGGATTCTAGTAACTCGTTACAATCGGTTACTGCATCGTCACATAAAACACTAGGGCGTCGACGAGGCTTAAGGGTGGTCTTTGGGAAAGAACCGGGAGTTCCGGGAACATCATAATTCAAAACAATATCTGTTCCAGTTTCAGGATCTGTAATGTCACCATAGTCAGGGTCGAGGACATAACCCAGCAAGGTTTCATAGGCGGTCTTCCCATAAGACCAAATCTTTACTCCCTCGGTTTCCTTGCCTCTAACGAGAATTGGAGAATAATAACGCTTTCGAACAAAAAGTTTCTTTGCTTCAGATTTAAGTGTAGCGTTGTCGTTTTCAACACCATCTTTCCAAAGTTTAGATGCAAAGTCACAGATTGGGCAATCTTCTCCGTGGTTTCGTTTAGGGCACATAATGCCGGGGTTTTTACCTACATTATAATGAAAATGGAACTCTTTGAACGGGTCGCCATCAGCTGTAGGTAGGATTCGAATGGTTTGATCTCCTTCAGAAGGTCTCCATTTCGTGTTGTTTTCTTTTGGTTTGTTACCATTTTTAGATGCGTTTAGTTTAGCTCGCATTGCTTCAATATTAATAGCCATAATAGTTTCTCCTGTTGTTTGCTATGTTAAGGTGAGCAGGGTTTCAACCTTACTCCCAGTTTATTTTAACTTGTGTAAATCAAGTTACACTTGTAATATAACACGCATTTTAAACCGTGTCAAGTATTTTTTTCAATTTCTTCAGATAAATCATTCCAGCTGTCAATGTAACTTTCAATAACATCTCTTGTCTTTTCTTCTTCAAATTGTGATAGATAAATTCTAGCTTCGAAGATGTAATGGTTGATTATTAACAAAAACATATCTGGTTTTTCTAATAGATCTAAAAGATCATCATTCATATACTCTAAAGTTTTGAATAATTGCTTTTCTGTGAAAAGCATTGATGGATGTGACATTTTTAATCTCTTTGTTCAACGGCAGTGTCTTCCGCAGAATCAACATCTTTATCCCAACATCCAATAAATAATGTAAAAATAAGCATTAACATTTTTTGTCTCCTTTTTGTTTATGTAATATAACTCATTGCTTTTATTTTGTCAAGTATTTTTTTTCTCTTGAATGAAATGAGTGTAATGTTTGCAATAATAATAACTGTCTTCCTCTTCTGTTGACCAGATAGCAAAAGAAGTTTCTCTTCCGAGATTTTTATTTTCTTTTGTCATCGCTTTAACATTGGGAAGAACAGTTACATCATTGGCTAGTTCTTCTTCATTTATGTTAATAATATAACTGGTTTCGGTTATGTTGTCAAGTGAAAAGAACAACTTTTCTTCACTATTTTCTAAAAGCCCGTAACCAAGGGTAGAGATTCTACTTATATTTTTTTGCTTGTGCAGAGAGCCAAACTCTGGGTCTACATTATTGCAATAATTCAAAGTGTGAATCACTGAGTAGATATAATGATTTACTTTATCAAAATAACTATAAACTGTTCCATGTCCCACCAACTCTATTATTGTTTTATTATCTATCAATGTGAGTTCTCCGATCATTCCCGATCTCGCATATTGTTGCAAAACATTGAAGTGAACTTTGTTTCTTTTTAACTCAACATTTGATAGGAACTCAAGGTCAGGGATCAGGTAAACAACTTGCATTCTAACGTGCTTAAGGCCCTCTAGAACACGTAATGTCGCACCAGCTATCTTACCACTACCACAAACGAACAGAATGCCTTCACGGGCTTCTTTTATGGCTTTCTTGCGTGGTTTATAGTTGACTGAATCATAGTCTTCAACAGTTTTACATTTCTTTATTCCTTTACCTTCATCAAGCAACTCAACATGATATTGTTCATGGCTTTTAAAAAGCTGTGCTATTTTGCATCCGGCTTGTCCTAGTCCAACTATTAACATTTAATCCTCCTTTGGTTCTATTTTTTCAATTTCATCTGCAAATAAATAATAGGTGTTGCCATTGATGACAACCCCGTAAACCTTATAGTCGCTGAATTCTGGTGATGAATCGATCACTATTCCTATGTCTCCCGCTTTTAATCTAGGATAGATAGCTGTTACCATTTCGACTTTTTCTCGACATGTAACGATGTCTCCGATTTCGATTACCATGAGAACTCCCTTAAGGAACCTAGGTTTGTTCCTATTTTACATCCAGAAGGGAATCTTCCTAGTTTTGTGTCCTCGAAGATTTCTTTTAATTGCGGAATGAGATGACGATCGTCCCTATGAAGGTCGATAATAACACAATCGTGTATAGTAAAGGCGACATAACTCTTCACATCCTTTAAGAATAAATTGATTTTATTAACCCGTTCGAGACAAGCATCGGATGAGTTAGACTGGAGCAGGTAGTTGAGGGCGTGGTAGGCGCTGCAGGCGGTTTGTCGTCCGAACTTGGTGTGTATTTTCCCTTCTTTGTAGAATCGTCCCAGAATGGCTTGTTTATCGTAGGGAGAGGATTCGATGGACGTTGAGTTGGGGTTGTAGAGCCATGCGAAGAATTGCTGCTTTGCTTGATCCCTAGTAATTTGTTCATCAAATATCGTCTTCTTATTCCACTCATGAATGTCTCCTTCGGGCTGTTCTTGGCCCATTAATGATAAAAGTGTTCTAATCTCTGCTGCATTAAAGTCAAGCTCCAAGTAACAGTCCCATTTTGGTTCAACAATGCATTTTAGTTCGTTTTTCAGGTTCATTATAGGGAACGACCCTTCTTTGGTCGTAAGTCTGCCTGTTACACTTCCAAAAAGATTGTATTTTACCGTTGGGTCTGGATTACTTTGGAGCCAACTCAATAGATGTTTAGCTTTAACATCAACTTTTGCAAGATTATATAGTTTGTGTAAGTTTATATTTACTTTGTTTTTTGAAATGTCTTGAATCGTCTGGTAAGTTTCTCGAAGAAACGAATAGTTCAAGGGTTTTTCGTGGTTGTTAAAAATCCATTCGCAGATTTCATTCTTGATCTGAAAATAATGCGTTAGCTGCTTTTGCGGAACAAGATCATAAAAACAAACATCGTCAAAGTTTATTTTTGATTTTTGAAATGCCTTGAAGTGGCTTTTTATTTTGTTCTCGTGCATGTCGAATCTAGTTTGAAGATGTTCTGGGCATGCTTCTCTCATTTTCTTTCCACCGCACCACAAGAAAGCATAATCGATTTCTTTATTGCACAAGTGGTCTGAGTAGCTCCAAG